GCGATCTTGCCCGTCTTTTCTGCGTCTGATTCTACTGACTTCAAGCCGGACTTTATATCCGACAACTCGGCCTGTAGCTTTAGAATTAGCTCATCGGCGATCAATGAAAGCTCCTATAAACTTCAATATGGTAAGCCCGCTGCCTCTGACGTATGAAATCGATTCTCCCGATTCAAGCGCCAACGTCACAACGCCATTATGAGAGACCTGCATGTCTATGTATTTGGCGTAATGGTACGCCCTGAAAAAACGGCACACAGTCCACGGTATCCGTATGATGATCAGGAGAAATAACAGTAAACGCTTGAATATCATCCGCTGTATGCCTGCCTCATTAATTCTGCCATGCTTGGCCCTTTTGGGGCTGTGAGTTTGATTTCTTCAGCCTCAGAGTTTGCCAGCTTCTTTATGTCGTCTGTCAGCTCGTGCAAAATATCTTCTGGGTCATGGTGGATTCTCCATAACCTAATCGCATCGTCGCAGACCTTGCGGGCATACTCTTTGCACCATTTCGCAGCCTCTTTCGGGGTTGCCCCAATAGCCACTGCATACGGCAGCATATTTACTCGCGGCCCGATCCATGAAGTCAGGTTCAATAGCCAATCGGGGTCAGGTTTCGCATCCGACGGATCTCCGGAAAACCCCGCTGCCAATAGTATCTTATCCACACGGCGGAGGTCACGCTTGAAAACAAGCATTGAGCTCCACTTTGTGCACAAAATGCGGACGATTCTTTTAAGGCTGACAACGGCCTCAGACTCGATATCAGTCTGTTTAGCCGCTGTCAGCAAACGATCACACTCCCCCATATCATGGAGGTTTATGCGATCTTTAATTGTGAATCGTCCGACTTTCATTAAGTTGTAGTGGTTACAACCAATGTCTGAGAAGTCGTCGCACCGATTACCGCTGTGACGTTTGCAGAACCATCAGCCACCCATGTCAGGAGACCTTTATTCTCGCTTGCGTTTGAGTTGCCCGCGGTCAGGTCACCTGTAGAGCTTGACGCCCATGTGCAACGGCGAGACACCGGGAGAATATACACGTTTGACAATTTTGTCAAAACTGCGTTGTCCAAGTGGATGGCCGCTGCAACACCGCCGATGCCCCTTACGACTGTGATTGTCGCTGTGGTCGCTGTTGCATAGGTGATCGCCGTTACATAGACGATCTCTGCGGTGGTACCGAACAGCAGATAATCGCCAACTGCAAAACCGTTGTCTACGTTCAGTGTGTCGATGTCGAAACTCTGATCCGTGGCGGTAATATCGCTCGCCTCATTGAGCGCCGCTGTGGTTGTCGAGTTAGTCTTGTAGAAGGCGTTTGCATAGACCTTCATTGTTGACTTGCTGTTCAGTGTCAGAGCGGGGATGTGCTTGTGTGGTGAACGGCTTGTACGCTCTGTCGTGATAAAGATCGCGTATGGGTCGGCTTCCACTGCAGTATGGTTTCCTATGATGCCATACGTGAGGTCTAAACCTGCGTCCTCATTTGGCAGAATTGTCCAAGGGATGACGATAGACCGCGCACCGTCGCGCATGCCTTTGATTTGAACCTGTGACAAGTCTGGCACTGCCTTCCAGAACATGATATCATTGTCGTACGAATCAGAATCCACACCGGACGGGTGAAGAATGATCTGCACCGCTTCGTCGAACAGGTCGAGAGTTCTTGAACCAAGCCCCCATGCCAACGCTGGGCCATCGACAATCGGATAGACTTGCGCACCTGCAATGTCGTTAAATAGACGCGGGAATTTTGTTTCCAGAATCTCTATGCTCAGTGTCGGTGCTGCGCCGCTCTTTGAACGTGCAATAACTCCGGTGAACTGTGCAGAATCCGTTACCTCCCTATACGTAATTCCTAAACCGACCGTAGTCTGATCCATCTTTGTGTATCCAATGTTCCCAATGCCGTCGATGATGACGTCATATTCTTGGAACTGGACGTTAGCTCTGTTTGCCATAAATTATACTCCTTGTGTTGTTACTGTGAAATCAACTAGCTGATCGGCTACCCATAAGTTGCCAAACTTGCTCGCGAATCCTTTAAAGCCACCATAGGCCCGCCACTGCTTGAAAACTAATGTCCCCAGCGTGGTCTCGGTCTTGACGTTGTGTAAAATTTTGCCATTGTCACCGCAGATTGTCAGCCACCATGTCTGAAGTGCGTCCAGAGCTGCGCGGTCTGAATCAGCGACTGACCACATCATGCAGCGACCTTCCTCGATTGCACCGAATGTATTTTTATGCACTTCTGATGCTGGAAGCGTATCGACTTTTATCAGCACGTTTCTGAACCCCTGCGCGCTAACTGCATCTTGTTGCGCGTCTGCTTCAAGCCCTTGTCCGTAAGACACCTCAACAAGTAGCGCCGCATTCTCTGTGTTGAACGCGGTCTTTATGTCATCGAGGATTGATGTGTAGGTCTCTGCGCTCATGCTACCCTCAGTGCATTTGAATATGCAACCCATGCGCGGTGCTGAACTTCTGGGTCTTTCATGATGATTTCAAACCATCGCGCGCCGTTTGGGAATAGAGTAAGCCGGCCTTCATCTTTGGCTTGCTGGTATGCCGCAGCGTATCTGTCAGTCTCAATGTCACCTGTAGCGCTGGCCCGTTCTTCTCCTCTGAGAAGTTCAAGCATGCGCGCCATTGCGCCATTGGCAAAATTGTGATATTTGGCGTCAAAATACTGGTAGGCTGCATATTTGTCGGAAGGTGAACCGCCACCGAAAGCTATTGCTACTCCGCCATCAAAGTCTTTAACCTTGCCGGATTGCCGGAGTGCTCCGGTATGGATCGGCACAAATGGAAGCACGTGAGCAAGCAGCACATACGCCGCGGCGGTTAGCGCGCGCGTCTGCATTATCCGAAGCTTTGCCATGATCTTCGCGCTATCCATTGGCACCCTTGAGAAAGCCGTTTTCTGTCAGCATGTACGTATAAATTCCTGTCATGCCGCCCTTTGGCTCAACCATGAAAACAGACTGCACCTGCCAATCTTCAGCAATCACGAATGACCCTTTACGTATGGCCTCGGTTGACGTGAATTTACCTTGATATGCAACCGCGTTGCCTTGCTTATTCATGGATACACTCGATCCAAGTCGCTGAGTGATAACCTTGATCGGCGCGGCCTTCGTGTAGCGCGTCGTGGTCGGGTTATATGTTGCGCGGTAAAATCTCATGCGGCCTCTGCTGAATCTTCGATAAATTGCTCTGCGTCTTCCCTGCCGAAGAATTGGACAGGGTACGGTGTGACAACGTGCCGGCAGTTGAACTTGAATATATGAGAATTTTTGTCCGCTCTGACCTCGGCCAACGTCTTCAGGTTCGCGGCGCCCGGGTAGACTTTAGACAGCAGATCTCTCGCCTCAGAAGAGAAGCAAATGACCTTACCTTCCCAAATGCGGCAGGTGTCAGAGGCCCCGTGCTTGGATATAATCCCCGTATAAATTCTTCCCTGCGCCGCGTCCATCTCTGTGGTGGCAAGGTGGATCTCTGTCGCTGTGGTGTTTGCTCTGCCGTCCAAATAGGTGTTCAGTGGGTAGTTTTTACCGTCCCTATATTTCACCGTCTCACGCGAACCATATTTATCAGTAAGCTCTGACCATGCCTTCGCCGTGGCCTCCCCTGTCGTCCGTGCTGTGATTGACTCAATCTTTAACTGAGTAACACCAAGATTAGCCGCCACGGCCTCCACAGCACCTTGCGCGGCTGCCTGTTTCAAGGCTTCGGCCCGCTGCATAAGGTTCGCGTCCATGTTGGTCATAAATGATTCGATGTTTCGCACGATCTGAGACCGCAGAGAATCAATCAACTGTGCGGAGATTTGGCGGGACATTACGATCTGCCCTGTTGAGATGTAATTCTCAATAGCAGCAATGAAAGCCTCATGCGCCTCAACTGCTATCTCTTCCATCACATCACCAGCAAAGAACTTCAGCATAGGCTTTTTCAGCGCGTCAGAGTGCTTTTTCAGCACCGCGCGCACCTCTTCGGGAGAGGCCGAAAGTGTCCATTCTGCGTCATCAATCCGCTTGTACTTGCGGGATATTTCATTTACCGCGCGCAGCATCGCGTCCTTTTCTTCACGGATGGCAAAGTCTGAACGCTTAACGCCCATAATATGGCATCTCTGAATTGCCGTACATTTCTTCGTTTGCCTCAATAAGACCGCGGTTTTCACGCATGCACTTATCAACGTAGAATCGTGCATCTGCGTCGAGCGTCGGGCCTGATGGGTTTTGGATAACAATATCACCATCGTTAAACTCGGTAGAGGTGACTTCCTTAATCAGCGTCGCACGATCTCGCATATCGAGAACGCGTGACAAGTGTATGGCCTGAAGTATTGCCGCCTTGTTTAAATCCGCGTTTGTAGACAGCCAAAGCGTGCTGTCCAAATTGATCTGCTTATGATAGCGCACGATGTCTTTTGTGGCCTTGACCACACATCGCGTCTGTTCGTCGGTCGCTCTCGAAACGGTGAATGTTATCACGTCGTCATTCGCTACAGTCTCAGCTAATCCGGGATAGAACGTAAGCTCCACCGTGCCGCTGCTGAACTGTGAACCAATGACAGTGTAAACTGTCGCCGTCGAGTCGCTCGCTATCGTAAACTTATCACCGGCTGAGATCGGGTTTACTGAATCAGAAAACCCGTCAACAGCCATTGTCCTACTGCCAGCAGCATATCCACCAGCGAGGTTTACAGCCCCTGTGATGTCTATGCTTGCCAATGAATACCACCCGCGCTCGCCGTTGGCGTTTGCGTAGGTGGTAACTTCAGCTACTGTGCAGTAGGAATCTTCCACTTATTAGCCCTCTTTCAGACCTTGTACCATCAGGCCAAAGTTATACCGCTGTTCTGCGGGTTCGTAAAAGCGATTGCGCCATCTGCCGCATACGCCGTTACTGTTGGGGTTTGAACTTCACGAAATTTAGTTGCAAAGCCCGCCTGTTGGATGGCGGGGTTTACAGCTTCAATTGCGGTAAGTTCGGCTAAGCTAAGCTCTGCCATGGTTACCCGATCAGCACAGCGATGTGCTCAGATTGGACAGCTTTCCAGCCCCATGCAAGCGCCACTTCGATATGAATCTGGCGGTATTGCTTCCAGAGCGAAATCTCGAATGTCAGACCTGTTTGCGGGTCGGTCATGTACATACGGTCAGCGGCTCCGTCACCTTCGGTAGGCGCAAGAGGTGCACGCGCAATCAGCTTTAACGCTTGTTTGTGAAATGCCACGTTTGGTGTATATGTACCGCCAATGGTCATCTCTGTCGTATCAGCAATGGTCATACGCACACCGGGGTTACCAATGACAATATCACCAGTGGTCGCGGTCAGACCGGTATTGACCATGTACTTATTGTTCGCATCTGTTGCGAACGTAACAACGTCACCCGCCTTAATGCCAGTGGTGTTTACAGTGCCGCCATCAAGCGTCAAAGTTGTTTGACCTGTGACCTCGCCGGAACCGTTGTTAATGTCATAACCAGTACCAGCGCCAGCCGTATGGGTTGTGATCTGGCCTGATTGACCGATCGTGAAACCATGTACAGGCAGCAATGTGCCGTTGCGTAAAGTCTGATCTGAGCCAGCATACGAAACAACGCCAAGGTTAGCGAGAACGCGCATCTTTGCACCGGCTGCGGTGTTAATCACCAAAGCACGGTCACTGAGTGGCGCACCGTTATCGTCAAGGATCCGCTTGATTTCTGAAGCATCCACCAATGAAGAACCGAACGGAGTCGTGCCAGCCGTGCCGTAAGCGCGGGAAGCGTGAGTGTAAGCCTCAAGCCATCCGTCTGCCTCGATCTCATTTACCAGTGCGCGGAAAGCCTGAGCGTATTGCTGAGTGCCAAGCGTGCCGTAAACTCCACCGATTGAACGCTGTTCTTCGCCTGTCCATTGGATCTCGGTTTTCTTCGATTTGCTGATTGTCGCATCTACGTAGGCCATCACTTGACCACCAGAGTCAGGGGCATAAGCACCCGGCGTGATGTTCGAAGTTGTAACCACGGGCGCGATAGGCGTCCGGATTGTCTGGCCTACTGCCGCTTGCGCGGCGCTTGCGTCCATAGAAGCCGCGGGGATGAATCCCGTAAGCTCTCTGGACACGATATCCCAAGCTGTGTAAATCTGATTTACTTGCCCGGTAAGTGTATTTAAACTTGCCATTTTTTACTCTCTTAATCGACTACTTTACCACCATCTTTCAGGAACGCATGTTTTGCAACCGCGTCCGATGCGTCAAAGTCGGCCCGTCTCATTTGCTTAGTTGTAATGCTGGAATTTCCACCTGTGGAGCCGCCACCGGGGGAAAGGTTATTTTGCAGCAAGAACTTGTTGTCATCTCGCGCGATCCATTTAGCATGGGCCTCAGCAATATCAAGCTCTGCCCCATCGAATTCAGCGACGGTGTAAAATTCACCGTTTCGCTCAACCAATTTTGGCTTGCACTCGGCATTAAAAATTGTCGCGGCTTTATTAATGTCCACGAGCCCTTTTGTCTTGCCAAGTTCTTGGAATACGGCCGATTTCACGCGTTCGCTGTGCAGGCTTGACTTGTACCTTTCGGCATCGGCCTTTGCTTGCTGAGCGTCCCTGAGAATCTTCTCGTTTTCCTTTTTCGCTTTATCTGCTGCGCTTAGCCCTGACGTTTCCATGTCTGAAAGACGGGTTTTAATCTCGTCATAGTCAGCCGTTTTAGCCGTCAGCTCTTCGATCTGCGCTTTGAACTTTTCCCGCGCGCTGGTGTTTGATTTCTCAATTATACCCTCGTGCAGTACTTTTAAATCCACTCCATTCACTTTGTGGGGGAGCGTTATTGTGCGCCGTGTTTTGGGGTCTAAAAACTCATAGACCTCATCTTCTGCGCCCGGCTGTGCCGTTATAATCCATTCTGGCATTAGTTGTTTACCTCTTGTTGAGTTGTCACGGTTCCCCGTGCACTATTTGGAGGCGTCAAAGGTGGCTCGTCTGGGTTGCGCTTCCAATCTCCATCGGAGACTTTCTTTGCATCCTCAGGCTTCATCTCAGGGAAAACCAATCTCACGATTTTTTCGAGTGCCATTCTGCTGAGATCCGGCTGCGCCATTTTATAGACTGCTTCCAATCTCAGGAATTCAGCAGCGATATCGCTCTGCTGATAATTCTCCGTGTACTCGACTTCGACCTCTATCTTTTCCCTTTGCCACAATGCAGCCATGCGATATATAAACTTCTCGCATTCCTCCATTGCCTCTGAAATCCCTCTTAATAGTGCTTCTGTCTTCTGGAACTCTTTACCGAGTGCCGCGCCTGATTGGATGTATGTTTTGTCGCGGTCAACGTCCATGCCGACCTTGGAGAATATCTGTAGCTTGTAGAGGTTGAATGCGCTGATGAAAGGTTCGATTTCTTCGAGTCCAGCGCCTGCAAAGAATGGCTCTTTTGAAGCCTGAGCGTTGAACGTGGCGACAGGTGAATCAGACACGCCTTTTTTCTTGATCTCTGGAGGGATGTCATCAGCCGTCATGGTAGGATAGAACAGCGTCTTGAACGTACCGCCTGCGAGCATCTCGTCAAGATAGGACATGATATTATAGATCATCTTTGACAGGATGCCGATGTCTTCCATAGGGCTGTCTGAAATGTGGTCGTCTTCAATGTCGCGGACATTCACGAAGTGGAAAGGGACTTCGCCGAGGCCATGGACTTTAATCTCTCCGGCCTCAACTTTCATCTTGCCGGCCTGCTTGTCTTCTTTGATCTCGAAATCTTGGAAAGTGGTTTTAGTCCACAGACGGAAAATTTTCTGATGCTCGGCCGGCTTCATCGGGTCGGTCTTGATCGTGCGCGAATCGTCCAGCAACACCCATTCAATCTGCATTTGCTCATCACATGCAAAGTCGCGGATGTGCCAAGGGAAGTACATGCAGGCGTATGGCTTCAGACCTGAGTTAATCCGGTCTGCCTCTGTCGCATAGATTGCAGGGTCAAAATTTGGTGAGTCAACAAGCACCCCCATGGTCATCATGGTAGCCATAGGGCAGAGGCCCTGCATAAACTGATTCATGCCCTTACGCTTTGAGGCTTTCTCTGTCATGTATTCGACAGACGGCGGAACTTTGCTGCGGTCTGGTTCGTCTTTGAAAACAAACCCTGTCAGCAAGTCCACGATGGGCTGCATGAAATTGATATACACAGAACGCGCTTTACGCTTCTCAAAAGCGGCTTTATATTCGCGGTCGTATTGTTCGAGGTGTGAAGGCTCAGATTTGACGTAATCAAACCCGCCTTTGTATGAGTCCGACAACAGCTTATAGACGCCAGTTTTGGCTTCTAATTTCGCGTTGCGACGGGTTGCGATGATGTCGTATGTGTTTTCCACTTAATCATTGTGCATACCGTGCCCGTTGACCGCGCTGTAATATAGCTCAATAGGATGTCAAGCGATAATGATAAATCATTACCACTATTCCCATCCGTAGTCGAATGAAATCACGTGAGCAATTACCCCGGCGCTCGGGGCAGTGCCTACTTTCTTTTTGACGCACTGGACAAACTCGCCTGGCTCAACAAAGATCGGCATGTCGAAGTCCACAACGATTGTATCAAGCTTGACGAGCACCGCAGCACCTGAAGCCACAGACTGAACCCCAAGCCCAACGCGAACCGGGGCCTTTGTTGTGGCTGCCTCGGCCGTGTTCAACGCTACCGCAGTGTGTCCAAAGGCAAGCGACCATTGCGCCACATACCCGCCGCCCGTTAAGGCGGTCTGCACATAAGAGTCAATTTTCACGCCGCGAATCGCAAGGCGTTTTGTGTTACCGTTTACGGATAACGCCGGCACCTGATAAGATGAGATAACGCCGTCAGTCGTTACGGCCAGCGTGTCAGTCTCCCAAAACTGCCCGCCGAGGCCAGAGCCAAGCGCCGCTGTGGTGTTCGTCGGCACTGCCGCAGTCGGGTTTGCGCTGTTCGCATAGTTCGCGAGGCTGCCCATGGTGCCGCCTGACAAGCCACGGTGCGCGCCATACATCCGATTCCCCTGCGCAGAAAGCCTGTCAGATGCTACAATGCCGCCGATGCTCACGTTTTCGTAAGCCGTGGTCGCGCTGATAACGCCGCCCGCTGCGCCGCCTACAATGGCATGTCGGATAAATGATGCCATCGACGTTGACATCACAGGCGCGTTTTGTGTGCTCTCAAGCTCCACCTTTTTATAGAGTACGCCATCAATCCAAAACTTCACTTCGCGCTGATTCACGGAAACAATGAACACGTACTTTTGATTTACGACATAGGTGAAGCCCAGAAGGTACTCGGATTCTGTGCCGTTGATATTATGCACGGCTTTTATGCCGGCAGAGTCAAGCCTGAAGTAGCAACCGTCAGCCGGCGCGAATGGGTTTGACGTGTTGAGAATGCCGCCGCCGAAATCAATGATTGTATTCGATACGGGAAGCGAAGAAAAGCCAACACGCCGTTCAAAGTACAGGTTGGCTACCCCGATAACCGGAAAGACCGCGTATGTCTGAACGCTCGCGCCTGTGGTAGTCGTGGTGATGCCTGATGAGTTTGTCTGAAGCCCTGCCGCAGTCCAACCCATTGTCATGGTCGTGTTTCGATAGATGTGCTTTTTTGTATTCTGCGCTACATAGTTGTAAACCTCGGAATCGCATAAGAAATCAAGCGCAGCTCTCAGCCGGTAGTCGTCGTCTGTCTCGGGGCTGTAAATGTAGGGCGTACCGGTTATTTCGCCGGGGTCGTTCTCTGAGAACATACGCACCGCGCCAACCTCTGCCGGGCTGCTGGCTTGTGCAAGATCAGCTTTAAGGCGTTTTGCGCTCGTTACGTCTGC